AAGAAAAGAAAGAACGCGAACGCGAAGAAATGCGCCAAATCGCCATCAAACAACGCGAAGAAGAAATCGCCCTCAAGGCCGCCCGCGCCACCCTCGTCGTCGCAGTCGCCAAAGTGGATGCCGAACTTGAAACCATCCGCAAAGTCCGCGAACTCAACCGCGAAGTCGCAATCAAAAACCAGAAAATCGCCGACCGCAAAGAAGCAGACCGCCTCGCAAAGGACGCAGAAAAACGCCACGCAGAAAAACTCAAACAAAAAGAACTTGAACGCCAAAAGTTCGTATCAAAGAAACAGTAAATCTTTGACACGAATTACTACAGGACAGGGGTGTCCTTTTTTTTAAACCAAATGAAAAGTCATCAACACCTAATCTTACTCTTCAACTTCGCCAACATCTCCTTCATATTCTTCGCTCCACCTTTCGCCACATTCAATTCGGATTTTACCCTATTCGCCTGTATTCTCTCGGCGATGTCGTCCAACTGCCCGCGTCCCGCCATCTCTCGGTCATACATATCATCCTCCTCACTCTCCTCCTCTGGCTCCTCATCCGATGATACTAGGTCTGCGTCGTCATACATTCCTACACGATGTGATGAACCCGTTGAAATAGCAATCGGCATTTCGTCACCCTCTTCCGCTTCTATTCCTGCGCCGTAGGGGTGTGTCGGCATATGTGCGAGTGCTTTCATCATTCCGCTCCAGTTTCCTCTTTCTTCAAAACCATCGTGTAAGTTCATATCCAAATACTCCTCATCCAATCCCGCCATATCCGCCGACACACCTCCATACTTACCACGGCCATCAAGACGAGCGATTGCTTGTCCGTGTATATTCGGGTCATATTGTGTATTCGCGGGTATTCTTGCCCTAATTGCCTTCTCCTCATATAAACGCACCCCCGCCACCGCCCTATTTACGGCATCCTGTAATTGTCTGGTGTCTTGTCTTTGCGCTCGTGGCAATTGCGGGTTTGCTGCTAGTGCCTGTTGTGCCGCCAGTAATGCTTGCCTGTTTCCTTCTAACGTGCTGATTATTTTATTATTTGTCCGTTCCTCTGCGAGGCGTCGCCTTTGAGCGGGGTCTGGTTGCTGGGGGGCGATTGGTGGTGCCGCGGGCTGTCCTACTGGTGCGGGGGCTTGCCCCTGTGCCGCGTTATACGCCGCTAATTGACGGTTATAATTATCAAGAAATGCCCTTTGTAATCGCACAAAATTTCCCGCCACCCTCCCTCGCGCTTGCGGGGTCTGTGCCGCGAGAAAATCATCACGGAACTCTTGTGGGGCTTGATTTCGGTTCTGGACTATCCACGCCATCGGAACGTTGATATTGGGGTCGGCTAATACGTCTGCTGGTATTATCAATAATGGATTTGGTTGAGGCGGGGCTTGTTGGCCTTGCTGGGGTGGTTGGATGGCTGGTTGGCCTTGCTGGGGTGCTGGTGGTGGCTGTGCTTGCGGCCCGACAAGCGGTAATAAAGGCGCTCCTGCTGGTTGGCCTGCTTGTTGCGGTGCTTGCGGAATATCAAGGGGTGGTGAAAACTCTACTGGACGAAGGTCATTATTAATAATATTATCATACGCATTTAATACCGCCCTGAACTCTGGAATAGGGTTGCCTCCCGCGTGGGCGTTTAATATCTGCTCTAAAGATGGTTTTACACTATCAAATTTCTCCTGTATTGCCTGCTCCTCCCGATTTGATAATTTACCCGTGCGTCCATACAGACGGACATACGCCGTTGCCCGATTGAACGCCGAGAGAAATTCGCTGATGCCCTGCGTCAATTTACCCGCCTCCGCTGGGATTGCGAGAGATGAAACCGCCTGCGATAATGACGATGCCATTTTATCCAACATACCACTCAATTCAAACGCCGTCTTACGGTCTAACTCGTCTGGTCGGAGAAACTCCTCCTTATTCTGCTGAACGAAAGGGAAGTTCAGTAAAAATGCCTTACTATTAGCCCGAGCGTCCTCCCCTAACGCCTCCGCTACTTGCTTGCTCCGCATCGCACGGTCGGTGTCTGTTCCACGATGTCGATTACTCATTTTATTATAATAGAGTTAGACTTTTGTTTTTATTATTAATTCGCTCTTTAATAATAAATCTAATCTCTCGGCGTTTCGTTTTTAGACTGACTTTTTATACAATCCATTCGCCTTGATATACGCCGATGCCTCACCCAATCTCATCCCCTTCTCCGCCATTATCTTCTTCGTCAGTTGCGAATATGCGTTGCTCTGGCCTTTGCGTTTCATTCCTGACTTCTCTCCACCACCACCAAAAACACCCTTCAGGTTATTCACCTGCGTCAGCGGATGAACGCCACCTGACATCGCTCCACCTGACGCGGCACCCCCAGCGACGCTGACCCCCTTTTGACCCCTTGTCGCGTCCTGAAGAATAAGACTGTTGATTTTCTTACCACTTCGCCCAGACAAATTCTCCATTTTTTCGCCGTCCCACATATTATCGGATGCCTTATCCTCTACCGCGGCGGCCTCCTTCTGCGATTTTTTACTGAACCCTCTTTCCGCAACAATCGCGCCCATAGAATTATCGCCACTCACCGCCAACCCCGCACGCTCCATCGACGCTTTTGAACCGCCGTGGATTATCTGGAGTTTTCCCCTTCCTTGTGCCACCATCTCGGGTTTATATTGTCCTGTCTTCATATCACCCATCAGTTTTTCCAAGGCACCCTTATCAAATATTCCCGCTCCGCCCCTTCCCAGACGGGGTTTGTCCTTATTAACCTCCTTCTTTATTTTAGCCTTCCACTCTTCAATAAAAGGTTGTGTGGCGAGATATGCTATTGCTTCCGTCTTACCCCTAAACTCTGCTGGTAAATGAACTCCGATATATTCCAACAGTTTATCCCTTCCATACTCCGCGATTTCGGGGGCGCTTCGCCTCGCCGCTTCCAATACATCTTTCCCCGCTTGAAGCAATCTATTCTTCAAAGTATCAGCGTCCGCATTCCCATCCAGACTTGTATATTTTTCGCGTTTGTGTCTTTCCAAATCTCTCGGAGTGGTCACATAAAATCCATCCTCATCGACATATCCCTCGCCCATTTTTATCGGGGCGGACGATGCCCCACTATCGTTTTTTATAAGACGCCTCTTTCTTCCTCCAATACCACTCATACCCGAGCCAACTGGATTGCTCGTCGGCATATCGCCATATGACGTGGAGCCAGTCGCAGCGTTTAATTGCTCCACCTCCAACTTCGGGTCAAAACCGAGAGAATTCGCGGGTATTGGCTTCGCATTCGCAAATACACCAACCTCCGCTCCTCCACTACGGCCACCACTCATCCCAGGCCTACCCCCACCAATACCATCAGCACCACCACTCATCCCAGGCCTACCCCCGCCAATACCATCAGCACCGCCATATCCATATCCCAACAACTCCAAAAACGCACCACCTGCCTCACCATAAGGATTACCAGATGAAATTAGCGCATCCTTCAAAGGCTCACCGACCACATCCAATACTGGTTTTATGTAATCTTCCCAGACACCAACGACGGCATCATACCCGTCCTTAATCGCCGCCGTGAAATCACCCCAGTCATTATACCACTCACCACCATAATAACCAGCACCATCCTTACTCCTTGAAAACAAATCCTCAACAAACATCATCTCATCTTCAGTCAAATCCGTCGGCATATCGGGCATCTTCGTCATACGACCAATCTTCTTACTATCCATCATACGATTACGGCCACCCCTAAAATCCTCCAGCGAAGAATACCAAGCGCAACCGACTTTCGGTGGTTCTCCAGAACCGTCCATATTACCCACTTGAACTTTTGTTCGTAGCGGAAACTTCGGTTTAGCAGACCCACTCAACGGATTAGCGAAATCCATCACACCCGCCTCTGGCACCTCACGGAAGGGCATCGTGACACCCACATTTGCGTAGGAATTACCACCAATACCACAACCCATCATACCACCCCTACCATTACCACTCAAAACATTCGGGCGACCCTGTGCCGCATCCGCAACCATCCCTATCGGTGTGTATCTAAAAGCCTGACCGATGTCGTCAAAAATACCATTACCACTCAAAACATTCGGGCGACCCTGTGCCGCATCCGCAACCATCCCTATCGGTGTGTATCTAAAAGCCTGACCGATGTCGTCAAAAATACCATCGCCAAACGCCTTCAAATCCGCCTCCGCTCTATTCTCTCGTTCAACACGAGACAAATCTCTAGGCCAGTTATAGGCCGCGCCCATTACATCCCGATATTGTGTATTAATTCCGCTGTCAGAACCATAACCCTTACCCACAAAATTAGCGGGGGCGTGGCGTGCCGCACGATGATTAATCGCATCAACCGTCGAACTTATCCTTCTGTTGTAAGCCGTATCCATTTCTGTTATACAATCATTAGATTTTTATTTTTATGCTATATTTCATAGTTATACCATAAAAACGATTGATTTCTCTATTTTTCGCGTTCTTAACACCTTGAGGCCAAACGCATTCTACCGCCAATACCGCTGTCGCCTTTACCAGAAAGTGCGGATTTTGCTGCGGACACGGCGTCCATAATTGCCTCCTGTGCCTTCGGGGCGACATCCGCAACAGAGTTAAGAGCAGAACTCTCAACACCGCCAACCAGACGCAAATGACGCTCACTCACGGGTTTCATTTCACTCGCGGCAAGGACATCACTCTTCGTGAGGATGCCCGTGTAAGTAGAACTGACACCCTGCGAGGTAATAAACAGACCACTATTCACGCACATCAAACAAATCTCAACATCACCCGCCTCCAAGTCGTAATTTTCAATTGCTAAATTGAACTGGAGGTTGAATGACCCTAATGAGCCTGCCGCGTAGAACTCCTCAACAATAGGAATATCCTGTCCGAAACGCAAACACAAAATAGAGCCTGCGGTTTGAACCAATTGTGCCCTTGTATTATAAACCGCGCCTGGGGCTAGGGCTGGAGGGAGGTATTTGTTCGCAATACCCTTAAACTCCAACCAAGTCTGGTTCGTAGTTTTAGCGGACATACGATACAAGGTCTCTTGAGTGGCGTTCGCCAGCAAACCAGACTGGTTATTCCAGTTAATACTAATACCAGTAATGGGGTAGAAGCAGTCGGCATCACGGTTAGTCTGTGCTGACATCGGCTTTCGGGCGACGATACACAACATATCGGGGACTTGATTTAATTGAATGTTATTGCTTGGGATTGTTCGTGTAGCGGGAATGAGGACATTCGTGCCTGACACGGCGGCGGCGGCAATCGGTGCGGTGAATGTAGTCAAATAACGGGGAAAATCTACGTAATCCACAACATTTTTAGAGGGCAAGATTTGCGAGGGGTGCGGGGTAAGCATCTGAAAATGAAGTTCAGCACCAGACACGGCCGTCAATTGGACGTTGTAGTTGGCAATCTGTGCGAGTGTAGCACCGCAACGCCACAGACGAGTAGCATTTGCGGAGAGATTAAAAATGAAGTTCATATTGGTC